TTTTATTTTTTTATTTTTTAAAATTTAGAATCTCTTACAGAATAAGGAATTAGGCAAAAATACAACATGCAGTAGTAGCCTAGGGGGGTCATTATTATGAGTATTAGCATTAATATCATTATGGAGTCAAACAAAAAGCTATGACAATAACGAGGAAACTATGACCTTCCCAATGAAACGATACCCCCGCCGCCCTCCTATCACCTATACTATACTTACTATGCCAAAATCTAACATCCCCCTTAGCTTAATGCTTAAAGTTCTACTTGATGATAGCTCGACAATGGAACTATCTGAAAAATATGGTCTATGTCCATATGAAATTTACAAGATAAAACGGAAAGACTATGCTGTGTTAAGAGATTTTTTTAAATGGAGAAAAGCTCGAAATGAAGCCCACGTTCAATTTGGAAACGATGCACCGGATCATAAATGATCCACGTCCAGTGAGCGAAATTGCGGATTCTTATGATTGTCCGCAATTTATTATTCATAAAATTAAACGTAGAGACTATGCAAGTCTTAGGGGGAGGAAAAATAACGAAGAAACTAAGATACAACAATTTAAACAAAAAACAGAAGAGGAGATTCAAAATGATTTGTTGGAATTGGAAAAAATGTTTACTGAACGAGGTCTTTAGTAGTATAGAACGAAAGTTCTAAGGGTTTATACCTATGGTAGAGCGCCCAGGGTGGACCTATAATGTAAGAGTGAAAATAGAAAGGACAGAAGCATGACAACGATGGAACAAGTTAAGGAATGGCGCGCAAAGGCGCAATCTCAATCTCTTACCGAAGAGGACTTCGTCCAGATTGCGCAATATCTTCGGGAAACCTATCAAATTGACAAGCCAATGGTGAAGGAAAAGAAAAAGAAAAATGATGTAGAAATTTCTCTCGATGATTTGGGGTTGTAGCGAACGTAGTTCACATTCTTTCGCAACAGGAAACAATCCGCATTTGTAAATTTTTCAAAATTCCTATCTAGACAGGCATGCTAGATAGAATCATCGTCGTTTGTGGAATGTTACGTGACGATGTAAAAATAAAGGGAAACATTCCAGCAAGCAAAACTAGGTCTAGCAAGGCAAGAAACTTTCGGGGATATAGCTAGATAAACCGAATCGTTACGAAGCAATGCTATTGAAAATGCTAATAGTCAATAATTCTATCCTTTCATCATATGAACGCTGTGAGCGGTTGTATGAATGGAAACAATACCATCCAAGGATAGAAAATATTCACCTGTCTGCCGGAAAGGCTCTAGCAGAGGCGTTCTATTCGTCTCGATTAGCGTTCGCGCAAGACACTAGCGCCCAGGATGCCGAAAACATCGGAAAGCTAGCAATCATCGATCATTTCAATGGAATTGATGATCCATTGAACAAAAAAGGACTTTCAAAAGTCCTATTCGCATTTGAGCGTAGCAACGCTACGTTCCCCCTAGAAGAATTTCATTCTTTTGGAAAAGACGGAAAGCCTTGCCTAGAATTTTCATTCGTTGAACCTTTACCATTAGAGTTCCAGGGTGAACCCGTTCTCTATAGTGGCGCCTTCGACGCCATCCGCTCATATGGTAATTTGACGTGTGGTCATGATGACAAGTCATCATTGTATATCGGTCCAAAATGGCCAGAGCAATGGTCATTGCGTGGGCAGTTTATCGGATATGCATGGGGCGCGCAACATTATGGAATTAAACTTGATGGATTCATAATTCGCGGTGTGCCAATCGCTGGCGATAACCCGCCGCAAGAGACAATCATTTATACGCCATCATATCTCATCAGGGAATGGTTAGAAAAGACTGTTCAGTTAGCAAAGCGCCTATTGAATTCCATCGAGGAAAAGAAATTCTACCCCTCCCTAGGTGACTCTTGTAACGCCTTTGGCGGATGCATGTTTCGGGAAATTTGTAGCTTAAATCCCGAAAACCGACTGGACTGGCTACAGTCCAAATTCGAAAGCTATGAAATTGATCCACTAACGAAAGCGAGGATAATGAAATGAACCGTTATGAAGCAATGGAATGCATTAAGCAAAAGAAGTCTTTTAGGGCGCATGCACTCAGTGGAAAAAATATTAATGACATTTATACTGTTTTAAGTTATGGCTACTATCCCATTGCAAAGTATCGTAATGAAAAATGGTACATGAATTACAAAGCCTATCCATCAGTAGCAACAAAAAGACATTATGCTCTAACACGCCAAGCTATTGGCGAAAACTTCTTCCTAGAGGAAATGCAAAATGTCCAAAAATAGCAAACAAACAAGGATCATTGCCTTGCGGAAGGAAATTACAGAACAGCACCTTTCCGGCATGAAGGTGAAGTGTCCGAAAGCGAAGCATGGAAAACGCTTCATCATGCAACAGGGGAAAAAGTATCCCCGAGTGCAGAACTTTCGCCTACAACCGAATGTAGGGTGAAATGGAACTCTTGCTAAATGAACATTCATATCATTCTGACGTAAAGAATGATTCAATGAATGTTCACTACTTTTGTCCGCATTGCGGAAAGTTGTGGTTTCACTTACTAACGGGCCACAAGCTGCACTATAGCATCACGCGAGACTGTCCCTTGCATGGAAAAGGAAGTCTTTTCTTCAATAACTACAATCACAGTTTTGACGTTATGGAAGTACTTAGGGAAAATCCAGAACTTCTGGTGCATGAACTCGATTGTGTGCTGAAGCACGAAAGTGAAAGTGATCTTTCTTTTGTTCGATAAGAGGAGAAATGAAAATGGACTTTTTGGAACTAAACGAACGCGCAAATGAAATTTGCAATAATGCTGCAAGAACAAAAACGCCTGAATTCGCCTCGACAATTGATATGCTTTGCTACTTGTCAATTGCAACTGCAATCGCAAAGGAAATGAAAACAAAGGAAAATTGTTGGGAAGTGATGCACAAGGCTGCTAGGGCAGTTAGTTTTCAATTACTGAAACCTTATAGTAAAACCGACCGGGAAGAATTGTTGTCCCTCTGCAAAACTGTACTGGGGGGAAAATGAACATCAAACATTCAATTCTTTCGTTGCTCGAAAAAGACAAAAAACTATCAATGCATCGAATGAATAAGCTATTCGGCAATAGCTGGCATTCTACCGTTAGAGAACTGCAACGAGAACATAAGGTTATTCGTATATACGATCATCTTTATCTATACGAAAGCCCGCCGGACGTGACGTATCTTCCGCTCACAAACTATCTGAAAGATAGCTGCCAGCGGGAAGATGGAAAGGACTTCCTTAAACATCCATCGTTGATTCAAAATCAGCGAATTCCATATTGGAATCTTCCAAAATAATAGTCCAGCTATATAGCACTCTTTTGATGAGTGCTATATAACGGGATTGTACCCGAAATGGAGAATTTTATGTTTCCTGACTGTTATGAAATACTATTTGACGAGATGCAAAAGGGACTTAGAGAAAATGTGGAGATGAAACTTTCCTATCCCGCATTGAAAAAGAACTATACGCATGTTCCCAATGTCAACGTAAGGGAATGGATCCACGATGAATTTTCCTCAAATGAAGGCGAACAAGTTTTAAGGGAACTCTTACAGATTGTTCAATTCGCTGCGAAGTGTGGATATACAGAAGCGATCAATTGGATTAACAAGCTAGCGCATAAATATGCACAAGAAAATCTGAGCGATATGGAATATTGGGAATCTATCGAAAGTGAGGAAGATGAATGGCACAAGAATAAAAAGAGTGATTCTTTCTACGAACGAAAGGAATGAAAATGTTCTATTCAAAGCGTTATGAAATGGAAGTTCGGCGCGAATGTGAACAGGATTTATTGAAAGCTTTACAACAAAAGGATTTGTCAATGCTGGTACGTTGTGTGGCGAGTGAAAAAAGAAAAGTTGCCGCTGAGTGTTTTCTTTCTAAAAAAGACTGGTATTTTATAAACTGGTCCGAAGATAGCAAAGAAAAAGAAAAAATACTAAATCAACTAGCTCATTACATTGCTTGGGAACTGTAATAAAAGAACCAAAAAATGAAAACATTAATCGAATGGGTCATCTTGATGATCGTCTTTATGTTCATTGGCTTTCTTTTAGCATATCGAGGATAAGGAAATGGAAATTGTATCTTTGAGAATTGAACGCACCGCATCTTACGAAACTCCCTCAAACACAATTGTAGCAAGAGTCCAACTGGAAGGCCCTACGGGAAAACAGGAAATTTTATTATCATCGGCAACGATGATCGAAATTTTCAAAGTCATCCGAAGTGAACTAATTGATAATGCAATCATCAATGCAAAAATGACTAAGAATGCAGTTGATGAAGCTATCAATGGGCCACTGTTAGAAGAAGTGAAAAAGCTTTCTTAAAAATGGCCTACCGTGTCTGCATTCAATGGGCACACCCATCTGTAAAGATGGGTTTTCGTTTTATCACAATTGTTTTCCAAAACAGAACCATTGCGCAAAAATTTCTATCTTTAGTGATCGAAATGATCCAACGTGACAAAGGAAATATTATCGCATCAAAATGCTATCGCGTAAATGATGATTTTCATGAAATAGGAGAATGAAATGAGTGCTGAATTGTCTAGTTTTGATGATGTGATTGAACTGGCGTTTAAACGCAACGTCCCGTGGCATGGAATGGGACAGGAAGTAAAAGAAGATATGTCACTGGATGAAATGATCCATGCTGCGCATATGGAATGGGCTGTAGAACGCCAACGGATCCTTCAATCCCTTCCGAATGGAAGAGTGTTGAAGCCGGAAATGGACATTCTCTATCGAAACGATAACTTCCTTCCGCTTTCCGTCGTCTCGCCGGATTATAAGATTGTCCAGCCAGCGGAAATCTTCAATTTCTATCGTTCGCTGATCGAAGATGCTGGTTACAGCATGGATGTCATTGGTGCGCTGCGGCAAGGAAAGAAAATTTGGGCACTGGCGAAAACAGCAACAGTTGAAATCCAACAGAATGACAAGTTAGATTGCTATCTATTACTCGCAACTTCCTATGATGGCAGTATTGCCACGACGGCCAAATTTACAACCGTCCGTGTAGTCTGCGAAAATACCCTCAACATGAGTTTGAGGGAATCCAGTAGTGTTCGCGTTCGGCACTCCACCACTTTCAAACCGGAAGTGGTAATGGACAAATTGATTGCGCAAAATGAATGGATCGAACAAACGAAAACTCTCATTGATCTACGCGTCTCGCAACAACTTGCGCAAGATATTTTGATCGAATGCATTAATAAAAAAGACCCGGATAAGGTAAGGGAATCGAAACAGTTTCAGAAAATTATGGAACTTTTCAACGGCGGCGGGACAATGATCCAGCCAAATAGTGGATGGGGATTCCTGAATGCCGTTACGGAATATTGTGATTGGTACGGTAGGGAGTCAAAATCTAACGATACCCGTCTCGATGCAATTTGGTTCAAGGAATCGTTGAAGGAAAAAGCCTATAATGTATTGACGGGGGAAGTATAAAATGTACGCAATTCTTAACAATGACCGCGAGGTCGAACACTTCTTCATTGATAAATACAGCTTGATGGACTGTATTGGCTTTATGTATCTTCAAGGAAAACATCCCATTCACAGCATCCAGACAGTGCATGAGGTTCATTATCACCAAAAGATCGAAGATGGTGATATAGTGAAATGGCTTTCAAATCCAATCGAGGAGAAGAAATGAAACAATATCTCAAATTTTGTTTTTGGTTCTCCATCATCTATTTCATTCTAACGATCGGCATCACTGTTTTTCTGGGATGGAAATAAGATGCTAAGTGGACCGAAAATCCTTATCGAAGGTTCAAGTGGAAGTGGGAAAACATTCTCGCTTTCCACATTGATAAAATGGGCCGAGCGCAACAATAAAGAAGTCTTTATCCTATTCACCGAGAATGGTCTTGAGACTCTTCTTGGTTCGATGGATAAAATCCCCGATTGTGTTCATTGGCACATTTCGTCCGTTAGCGCACCATCGTTAGATTCCCTCATCAATGCAAGTGAAGACACGGGAAAACTATCCTATGAAATGTTAACGAAAAAGATTGATCCATCGCGTGGAAAGAATAATCCCTGGACGCAACTATTAATGGATATGAAGGATTTTCCATGCGATAGAACGGGGAAGCGCTATGGGAATATTGGTGAATGGAATACCGATAGGATTCTAGTGATTGATTCCCTTACGGAAGTTTCCGTAGCTTGCTTCAAAGCGATGCTCGGAAATAAACTCACTGCAAGTCCGCCAGAATATCTAGTTTCGCAGAACAATCTTTTGAATTGGCTAAGGATGATGACCCAAGGACTTCAATGTACATTCGTCCTGACGGCGCACGTACAGAAAATAAATGACGAAATTACTGGACGGATGACATTGATGACAAAAACGATGATCGGAAAAGCCATAAGCGATGATATTCCACAATTGTTCAGTGAGGCAATCTATACGCGAAGAGAAGGAAATGAATTCTATTGGTCCACAGCAACTAGTGGAGTTGATACGAAGACGCGCTATCTTCCCTTGAGCGAGAAGATCAAACCAGACTTCAGTCTCATCATGGACGAATGGCAAAAACGCTCGGACAAAATATGATTATATCACTTTTTGAAACTCCAGAACAAGCTGCAGAAGCTGGATTTGTGTACAGAGAGCCAAATTTTACAGGTGTTCTTTTAGATGCTATTGTTATAGTAAGAAAGGGAACCATAGGAAATAATGCTACTCTTGATTTAATACTTAATGATGAGAAAGGAAATAAATATGTAGCTCTGGTAAAAGCACGTGAATTGCAAATTGTTCTAAACATTATTTAAAGTGAAACCAAAATGGAATTTGATCTTGACCAATTCATGCAACAGGATATGACTTCCGCCTTGAGCGATCGGGAACTTCTCCCACCCGGTGAATATGTTGCTCAAATCGGAAAGCCAAAGGGAAAGCGATGGGTATCAAAGGATCAATCGCAAACTGGTGTATCCGTTGTCTTCGCTCTTTCCGTTCAAACGGAAGATGGTTCAACAGTAAGTGTCCCGACTTCTTTCATCGTCACATTGAATGATGACGGAAAAATTGATGATGCGCCCGGGAAGAATTTTCGCTTGAAAGAATATCGGGACGCAACGGGGAATAACGAAGAAGGAAAGCCTTTTAATCTTGGAATGTTGGAAGGCCAAACAGTTCGTGTTGTTATCTCGCACGATCTTTATGAAGGCAAAGTAAGCGAACGCGTAAAGAGCGTTAGAGCGTTGTAAAAAACAAAGGACGCAAGGGAAACTTTGCGTCCTTTTTCTTTAAAATGAAATATCTCATCCTAACGGAAAAACTTGAATCGTGGGAAAAAACTTTCCTCATTCAATTAATTTCCCAGTCCAAAATTGCCCTGAGTGATTGCCATATTTCAAGTGATCGGGATATTTTGAAATTGATCCAGCTAGCGAAGCCAGAAAAAATTGTTGCGATGAGCGAATTTTCCTTAACGCAACTTACGGGAAAACAATCCATAGAACATTGGCGTGGATCACAATTGGAATTCCAAAAGATTCCTGTCATTCCGATGTATAATATTCAGACAATTGCTAGGATGTATAAAAACAAACTCATAACGCTAAGGGATTTTTCTCGGCTTAAGGAAAATAGTGAACGACCGAAATATAATTTCATTTTAAATCCAAGTTTTCAGCAAATCATTGAAACGCTTGAATTTCTAAAACAGAAAACTATAATTGAACCACTAGAATGTTCCATTGATATTGAAACGGGAAACAAAACAATCCTTTGCATTGGCCTAGCGTGGACGCTAACGGATGCAATATGTATTCCTTTCGTTGAAAATGGCTTCATCCGTCTAGCACAAGAAGATGCAATCATCCTCAGAATGCTCTATGAATTGATGACTCATAGAAACTTTAGGGGAATTTTCCAAAACGGACTGTTTGATCTTCAGTACATTCATGAAAAATGGATGTTCATTCCACACATTCATAGTGATACTATGATAACACACCATTCCATGTTTTCACAATCCCAAAAATCCCTCGATTTTATAGCATCTTTCTATTGTGACTTCTACCAACAATGGAAACCACAAAAGAAAAAGGAATTCTTTAATGGAGAATGAAAATGAAATCCAAAAGCGGTACATCTAAACTACTTCTTGAAAGCGGATTAGTAGAAATTCACTTTCGTTATTATCCTGAGGAAAAACAAACAAAGAACAGCGAAGGGCGGGAGGATGAAGTTAATATTTTGGAAGTTAAGATTGGAGATTTGGCTATTGAAGAACCCTATCTAGTTTTTTCCCATCGTCAGCTTGAGATTTGGGAATTCACAATAAAGAGTGAGATATGGGATCATCCTGCTTATCAGCGAAAGCGCAATCCAGAAATAAAGGAATGAAAATGAAATCTATTCTTGAAAATAATTTTGAAGCAGTTATCCATGCTCTTTGTGTTGCTTTAAAAGAACTTGGGCATCCTCTGGAAATAACACAAGAGACTATTGATATGAATAGTGGAAGATATACTATTGAAGAAGCGTTTGATGGAGAAATTTTGACTCTTACGCTGCTATCTAAAGACAACTAAAAATGAATCTCTATCACTATAACTGTCTCGATTGTACCTATACACTAGAAGTTTATCGAAAACAAAAGGAATGGCTTTCAAAACTTCAACTAGAAAAGGTAAATGAATTCCAACAAAGCCTTTTATATCCTGTTCTTCATGCAATAACGAAAGGCGTTCGGATTGATCTAAAGGAACGTGATAGGCAAATTCAGTATCTTGAGGAAGAAATCAAACACTATCAATCCATTCTGGATAGATGTTTTGGAAAGATAAATGTAAATTCTCCGAAACAGATAAAAGAATTGTTTTTATATGAAATGGGCCAGAAGCCAATTTATTCTAGAAAGACCGGATCAGTTTCTTTTGGCGATGAGATGCTTCATTCCTATAGCCAACGAGAACCACTATTGCTTCCATTCGTAAATTTGATCCTAGACTTGAGAACTTTAATGAAACTAAAAGGTTCGTTTCTAGAAGCATCACTTGATGAAAATGAAAGAATGAGATATTCTTTCAATATCGCCGGTGATGCAGCATCAAATAGTGCGCCGTATAGTTATCGCCTATCGAGTGGAAAAAATATCTTCGGCCAAGGACTAAACATTCAGACACTCCCAAGCAATAAATCTAAATCCATTGCTAAAGCCCTACAGCGTGGCTTGAAGAATCTGCCGAATTTGAGAAAAATCTTCGTTCCAGATGAAGGGATGATGATGTTTGATAGTGACCTGGATCGTGCTGATTTGCAGATTGTTGTCTGGGAAATCGAGGATAAGATGCTCAAAGAAGCGTTAAGGAAAGGCGTAGATATTCATCTTTTGAATGCTTTTATTGTAAATGGAAAAGAACCACCCCCTATGGATGAATTGGTCGAAACACATGGGAAATATCCTGACCACAAAATGCCGATGAAATATGAAAGAGAATTTGCAAAACTCTTTTGCCACGCCTGCGTAGATAAGGAACATCAATTCCTTTCCCCGGATGGTTGGCATCCAATGGAAGAACTAAGGGACGATTCCATCATTATGATTTGTGATATTGATGGAAGTAATGGAAGATTTGAAAAAATTGAGGGGCATTTTCGCGGAACAGCTAAGACGCCCATGCACGTACAACAACAATTTAATTACAACCAACGTGTAACAGCGGATCATACTGTTCCATATATAAGCCATGGGAAGCGCCTATTTTGCCGTGCGGATGAGCTTCCAACTAGTGACGGTGTGAAGTTTCCAATCTCAACTATATATGATGGAAATCTAGTTATTGAGCGTCCTTTCGTAAGGGGAAAAATTCACGCTCGCTGTACGTATCTTCCGAATCGGGAAATCTATGTTCCCTTAGATATGCAATTTTTCCTAGAAAATAATAACATTCCCTTCGAGCGAATTGATTATCATCTTAAAATTCCGCGCCCATATTGTTTTGAATTTCCCCCACTAACATGGGAATGTTTAGAGTGGAGACACTCCATAGCTATAGAATATTTAAACGCTAGAAAATATAAAGGAACACGGAAATATTACGATGCCGAGATTGTTCAAACTCTAGCGCATATTCATGGAATGTCATCGATTTTCTATCACTCTACCTGTAGTATATCCTCAAATAAAACAGCCTCACAGAATTCCAATTATAGAAAGATCGAAATCCCTCAGAATGAAACTGTCTATTGCCCCTATACATCAAGTGGATATTGGCTTACGAAACGTAAAAATGTCATTTCAATAACCGGAAATTCCAACTATCTTGGAAAACCACGGACAATTGCAAAACACCTTGGACGGACTGTTCAGGAAGTTGAAAAAGCGCAAAAGATATGGTTTGGAGCACATCCGGGATTGCAGAAATGGCATTCGCGGGTATATCATGATATTAAACTGAAAGGATATGTAGAGAATAAATTTGGATACCGATGGTACATCCAGGATCGAATTGATGAAAATGTCCTCCCGCAAGCGGTAGCCTGGATTCCGCAATCCAGTGTAGGTGCCCTTATTAATAGAATATGGAAAAATATCTATGATACTGGAAAAATCGAAGTCCTAATTCAAGTCCACGATTCCCTCGTAGGGCAATTCCCTTTGAATGAAAAAGAACAATCCCTCAAATTAATACAGGAGTGTGCACAAGTGACAATTCCCTATGACGACCCACTCATCATCCCTCTTGGAACCAAAACCTCTGATAAATCCTGGGGGGACTGTGCGTGAAGATTGGATTTCTAAATATCTACGCTATGCTTCAATAACTGAAGCTCCGAAGAAATTTCATTTTTGGACCGCCGTTTCCGTCCTAAGTGGAACCGTTCGGAATCACATCTGGTTCGATCAAATTCGTTTCAAATGGACACCATCATTTTATATCATTCTAGTGGCGAAGCCGGGAATAGCGCAGAAGTCAACGACAGTGGATATTGGCTACCGACTACTTGGACAAGTCCCTGGAATACATATCGGCCCGGATTCTATTACGTGGCAGAGACTGGTATCCCTATTTAGCGAGCTTCAAGAATCTCAGGAATTCAATGGCGAATTGAAAATGACTTCCCAATTATCCATTGGTTCGAGTGAACTTGGTGTTATGTTGGATGTTCAGGATAATTCGATGTTGGCGTTATTGGTAACGCTATGGGACGGAAGGGAGCGTTTTGAAAAACAAACGAAGATGAACGGAAATGAAATCATCGAAAATCCCTGGCTTTCGATGATTGCGTGTACGACGGAACAGTGGATTAAATCGAATGTTTCAAAGGCAATGATGAATGGAGGATTTATCTCACGATGTATTTTCACCTACGCTGACAGGAAGGAAAAACTAATTCCTCTGCTTGACGAAGTTTCCTTCGAGAATGACGAAGTTTTAGCTAAAGAACTCGTGAAGGACCTTGAACACATTGCTATGAACGTGAAGGGACAGATGAAACTTACAGATGAAGCTAGAAAATGGATGCACAAGTGGTATGAAAACATATGGAAAGACGAAGAAAATTCTCTAGATAACCAAAGCGCTCGATTGCAAGCCCATCTTGTCAAGCTAGCAATGATCCTTTCCATAAGCAGAAGTGATGATTTAACGATAACGGAGGATGATTTTAAATTGGCGGATATTATGATTAAAGAATCCCGGCAAGATGCGGAAATAGTTTTAAAAAATGCCGGAACAAGTGAAGATTCTCAGAACGTAGATATGTTCTGCGCCTTCGTCAAGGCACATCCGGACTGTACTTTTGAGGAGGCTTATCGTTTCATTCAGCCACATTTTATTGATATGAAAAACTTTAGTGGAATTCTTCTTGGATTAGTTGAATCTAAACGCATAATGATAAAGAATGAAAATGGAAAACGCAAATTGAGGTACATAGAATGAAATCTGTAAACAAAGAAATCCTTATAGCTATGGCTAAAGGAAAAACAATCCAGCTTTTGGACTTGAACTGTAACTGGACGGATCTAGATCCTGAAAGTGCCTTATATTGGGCTAGTTTTGGGTATGAAATTACACTTAGAGTCAAACCGTCTAACCAATGACTATACAAAGTAGTAGAGAAATTAGGGTTGAAAATACTAAAGATAGCTAAGAAATTAAAATGAAATATCTTTTATACAGCGAGCTAGCCGATGATGGTGAGATTCATTATTTTTCCATAAACGAACACGATGCTGTGAGTGAAGTATTATGCGAACATCCTGAATTATCCTACGAAGGCGCATTGGAATACTTCAAAGATAAGCATTGGGCAAAGGAAGTTGAAATAGAAAATGAAAACGAATCTTAAAACTAAAATTCTTTCTTTGCTAGAAAAAAGTGATGGAATGACTGTAACAGAAATAGGCATAATTTTGAACATTGCTCCAATGTCCGTCCGACTCGCGTTGAAACGAGAAGATATTTTTTATATCGATCGATGGCTGAAACCACAAAATTCAAGGTGGTCCGCAGTTTGGAAAAATATAGATATACCTCAAGACTGCCCAAAGCCTTCCGTAAAGAAAGGAAAAGTAATGAAAATATCTTGGCTTGTAACGATTGAATGTCATGATGGAAAGATTATTTATATCCACTTTATTGCAAAAGAGTATGAAGATGCAATGAAGGATGCGCAAGCATTGTATCCGAATGGGAAGATACTTTCTTGTGTAAATTATAATGGTAGAAAATATATTAAGGATGATGAAGATGAATGATGATATGACACAATGGCAAAGGGTTCTTGAAATATATCACCCATCGCCATCAAAAGAAATGTTGGACAAGGCATATCAAACTAGGCTGCATTCTGTGAAACGGCAGGATTATCATAAATTGATTGAACTAGATATTGCCTATATGGAAGCTATAAAGTGGCTCAACGGAGAATGAAATGGAATGGATTATTTCAAGCGTTCAGCTTATCATGCTAGCGTGGCTAAGTATAGTTGTATTTTTCATGCTGATTGCTAGTCTTGTGGCATTCCGCAAAAGAAAATTTATGGATGAAATAAAATCTTACCCGCCACGCATGGCTCGGTCGTCTGATCGAGCACTACGAATCGCTTGGAGATTGACATGAATGACCGAGACGAACATATCCAGATGGTGGCCGATTGCGAAGCACGGGAGTCGAAACTTAGCGATTGGGAACGAGGATTCATTGACAGCGTTAGTAGACACCTTGCTGATGGCCGATCACTGTCAGACAAGCAGGCTGAGCGACTAGAAGCAATTTGGGAGAAGGTGACATGACCATCACACCAGAACAACGGCAGGCATCGAGGACCGCGCAAAGGAAAAAAGATGAAACATTTTTGGATTAGATTTAAAAATTCTCTAAAACGCCTATGGTATCTCATCCTATACTGGGCACCATCAAGTGAATAAAAGAAAAGGGACCGATCGGTCCCTTAGTTTGCTATTGTTAGCATTAAAATGTCATTCTTCCGCCTGCCTCCACTAGTAGTTAGTGTAGAAGTGATGACATAGGTTTGCCCATCTGTCCCACCAGATAGCCAGACTTTAACAACGCCATTTGCTAGATTAGAAGACACTAGTGTGATGCCTGGGGAAACTGTAACTGTACTACTACTCCCAGTATCTTGAAGTGAAGCAAGCCAGAAAGTATAGTTGAAATCATAATCTTGAACATCGCCAGAGGCTTTTTCGCGTGAGAAGATCATTGCAGTTCCTCGTAACAATCTGATGGATCAATCCAGAGTTGAATGCCGGGCTTTGAACTATAGAAGGTTTGTTGGGCAGTTAGACTACCTTCGCTTAGCATGAACGCTTGTGAAGGTAGAATAGGGCCACTTAAATTGCTTGTAATGCTACCTTCACTAGAAACTATCGTTTGGGAACTAAATACAATTGTTGTCATTTTGCTCTCGGTATCATGAATTGGCCCCAGGAATCAACAATAAGTTGATAAATGGAAGGTTTCTGACTATTAGGGCCAACGGAAAATATCCCTTGAGTGAAGGCTAGGGCTTGGCCACCAAAAGCGCGATTTATGTTTCCGCCCGTAACAGGAGTGAAGATACCTTCATCTAATGCAATGGTTTGTCCGTTCAGCGTAATAGCGTGGAGAGGAAAATTACTACCTTGGGTAGAAGCAATTGACTGGCTCGGCATCTGATAGCTTATGCCCGTAGAAGCTGCCATGGAACCTTCTACAAAACTACCTGGCTGGCCACCATACTTTAGGGAAATGGTCGGTACAAGAATCCCTCCACTTAATGCTATAGACTGGCTGGCCAGCAAAAAGGTATTACCACTAGAAGCTGCTATAGTTCCTTGAGTGAAAGTAGCAGTTTGGCCATTCCAGTTTTTATTTAAAGAATGTGTTAAGGTTCCCTCAGTGGAATTGGCTATCTGTGAAGTATAGTTTATAGCATTATTTAGTACAAAATTACCTTCTGTACTTGAAAGCAATTGTCCGCTGAGCACTAGGGTTGAGGAAGGTAGTAAAATTCCCTTGCTAAAAGTTATCGTCTGACCCGCCAGTGTGTAAGTTAAGCCAGACGATGCGGTGATAATGCCTTCAGTGGAAGTGGTATCCTGCCCAATTTGCGTTATTGTAGTGCTCGGCAGCAGTGCACCTTCTGTAGAAGCTGCTGCTTGCGAACTAAAAACAATACTAGTTCCTGTGGATACTTGATAGAGATTAGCAATATTAGTGTTCCCGAAGGAACTATTTAAACCTGTTGTAATAAATTGCCCATTCCCTGCACCGCATGCAAACCAATCAGCTACTACTGTTGTCGTCGCCGCCGTCCAAGTCGTGCCTCCGTTAGTAGAGTATAGTGTAGCGTTACTATTATATGCTACAATCATCCACGTTCCGCTGATGTAGCTAATTGCTTGCCAGTTATGCGAGGACGGGAGCGTAATTGCAGTCCACGTCGTACCGCCATTTGTGGTTTTGTTAGCTACTGAAGAAGCCCCATTCGTACCTGCGGCAATTGCGATACACGTACCCGCCCCATCGCAAGCAATAGATGACCAGGCTAGAGAAGCTGTCATAGTCCCTGTGGACCATGATGCTCCACTAGAAGTACCGATCAAAGCTGTATTCGTAGCAGTTGCGTTGTTCCCGACTGCAATAAAGACAGAATGAACAGAATCCCATATACAGCTATTAGCACCGTGGGCACAGGATACATTGGACCAACTAGTTAAATTAGTACTATAGTTAACAGTTCCTGCATACTGATTTATCTGGACATAAGTACCACTCCCATAGACAACATTGGTAATGCCATTGACACCACCAGTGCTACTGAGGGAAGTATTGAGAGTTCCCCAACTGTGGGCACCATCAGTAGAAATGGCAAACTGTCCGTTACCATCGAAAGCAATATGTTGTGTACCGTCAAATAATAAGGTTGACCACGTATTTGTAGTAGCCGTTAGTGTAACAGCAGTCCAGCTACTACCCGTTGCCGAATAGGTACTTTTATTCGTATTAGCGACAGCTACCCAATAGCCGTTCCCATAAGCAGGAACGGACCAGGAATCGCTACTAGGTAGAGTCGCGGCAACCCAAGACATTACCTACCTCGGCTAGACTTTCGTTTTTGCGAAAGGGCAATTGCAATGGCTTGCTTGTTTGCTTTCGCCTTACCGAATTTATTTGCGGTACGGGAATACGTCTTACCCGTATGCAGTTCTCGGATATTCTCAGAAACTGTCTTTCTGGAAGTACCTTTCTTGAGCGGCATTTTCGTATTCCTTACGTGAGAGTGATAACGGCATTATTCGGCGTATTAGCTGGCATTGTCAGCGTAAAGTTACCAGCTGTGATCGTTTGCGAACCGAAATTGAAGGAAAGGATCGCCCGATTTGATTGCGTGCTATTGTACAATAGAACGGTATCGAATGCAGTGGATAGCGTAACGTTGCTCCAAGTAATGGAAGCAGAAGGAGTCCAGACGGCAGAAGTGCCACTAGTGGAAGGTGCCGTTGCATTTGTTACAGTAGCGCCTCCAGCAGTATAGTTAGTACCGCTTACCTCATTCGTAGCGCTGTAAGCAGTAGTACCGGCACCAATACTTCCAGTCGTAAGGTAAAGGGCAGCCTTAATAGTATCCGCTGTCGTACTAGCTCTCGTTACCGTAGTGCCAAGATTATGATACGCTTGCAGGATTTCCGCCTTAAAGGAAGTACAGATTGCAGTTGAGTTAGCCATTTAGTTCACCTTCTTTCATCAATTGCGTCAGGCTCTTTTTCGTCGTAACATGGACAGAGCGGTGGACCATTTCATTGTCTAGATAGTATTCAATGATTTGGACAGTTTTATCCGCATCATCTGTTACAGAGTCTTGACGCTCAAGCAGTGAGTCATCAAGAACACCTTTAGTCGTATTTACCAACATGGAAAACCTCCGTTGCGACGGGACTTAGTGCAATATCATGGGGGGTGATTAAATCACTCGCATTCTTTCGTGCGCTCAATAGATAGACTCCAATGTAGGCTAGCGCGAAGTACACTAGATAAGAACAGAACCAATGATTTCTGCCATAAAGTTCCTTTCGGAAAAACACGAGATTTAAGATAGCTAGAAAATCATATTTCTTTCCAATCTGATCCGTGAGGAATTTCTGCAAGATCAGCAAGCGCCGAGAAGGAATCTCCACACTATAGATTGTATATGATCCTCGTAGATAGTTAGCATCCCTAACTTGAACGCCACCTTTCGGTTGAGCGCCCAAGTAATAGGGTGGTCTGCTATTCGTCAGCGGCCAACAGAATTCTACGTGTGTATCACTCGATTGGGTAAAGAATCGAACGAGCCAATCGTAGAATCCATTATGGCCGTGAACGATGCGGAAGTAAATTTTCATTTCTTTTTCTTCGACAGTACTTTCTTCAAATGAGGATTCTTTTTCTTTGCCTCACTCGAAGCGTGTCGTGAGGCATTCGCAAGGATTGCTCCTGCTGACTTCATGCTATAGCCCTCACTAGCAATTTTCTTCTGAACTGCCTTAAAGCCGGGATGTTTCTTACTTGCCATTTTGCGCTCCATTCATTTGCACCCACGCTGCGTGGGATTGATTGATAGAAGATGCTACTTGGGTGAAAAGTGCATTGAGTTGATCGCTGGTCATGACCCCCAACTGTGCAAGTTGCATTGCTTGATTCATCATAGGAATAGCGATTGTTGCTGCTTCCGTTGCATTAACACCAGCCTTTACGCTTGGAAGTACAACTGCCGCCGTAGCCGCCGCAGTTTCCAATGCCGTTGTCACAAGATCAGTTGGTGAAACGGCGCTTCCTGTTTGAACATCGGTCATTTTACGGACTCCAAAATCGTAAGAGTAGTAATCGCTCTTGTAACGCTTTGCGTTGCCGTTACCGGATCGCTCGGCATCGGATTCGTACAGAGGGGAGTGATGGATTGATCCATCAATGTTACTTGTTGAATCTGTGCTTGGTTCAGCTTGCCCTCGCTCCTCAATTGGACTGCGGTTTGAAACAAGGTTGCGTAGGTAGAACAAGCTCCCAGAAATTGTGCTTGGGGACTGATCGTTGCACATCCGCCCAATAGCATCATCCATAGGATCATCGGTAGCAATAGAAATAAACGAATCATCATTTAGGAGACTCCGAACTGCTTTTAGTCATAACGTGAACTGTGCCCAAAGCAGTAATGGCAGCAGTTACGAGGGAAAGGAAAACATCTACAGGAGCTTTTCCAAACCATGCGAAAACACCATAAGTCCCTAGAAGAACAGCATAAGCGATGTATCGAAGTAATAGATTCCAGTCCATTTATGAATGCCTCAAGTCAGATGCTAAACGGCGCATCCAGCCGATACCAAATGAATGCCATTCACGAGCATTTATATAGTATTCAATAATCTCTGCCGCTAGAAGATTCTGTATGTTGACTTCAGAGTTTGCTGCGGAGATAGTCTTAGGTCCAATGATACCATCAACAGTAACGCCAAGTGCGCGTTGAAGCGTCTTTTTTGCCGTTACTGGATTTCCAGGCATTGACGTATTAATGGCAAAGCTAAACAACACTAGACGGATATAGGATGGTAACTCATCTGCATGGAGTGGAATCCAATAATCACGTTGATAAATTGTTTGTGCTTGTTCAAGTGTTAGATTTTGAATATCTAGTAAAGGATACGCATAGGCACTAATGCCAAATTTTGTTCCTTTGCATTCTCCCTGTCCGATGATTCCAGTCGTCCAATTTCCCCGATCATTTGGATCACATTGGAAACCGCCCTCATCACCAATGAGGAACATGAAAGCATCATTGAAATTCATGTCATACTCACTGCGTAGTTTTGGATAACAGTCTTCCCTTGGCCATAAGAGACTTCGATACCCACTTCTATCATATCTATATAGGGCCCACTTGTCGTGAAGGGATACGGAAGTGCCGGGCTTGCACCACTGTAATAGCCTTGGGCAAAGGCATAGTTTATAAATTGCATTAAGTCAAGGCCAACATTATTAGTTTGCTCAGCGGCAATAAAAGCGACATAAGGCCAACCAATGGAGAGTTTCTGTACATAATAGAGTGCGGTTCCTCCGCCCGGAATATTATATGTAAATTGTGGCTCGTTTCCAGGAATAAGGCCATTCACATTATATTGTTGCCAAATCATTAATTCCCCTCCATAGCTTCCTGCCGCCGGCGCAGGCGTATTTGCGCTAAAGAAGATATCATATCCCGCATCAAACTGTGCATTCCAAGGTGTACTTGTACCGAGAAGTGTAGTAAAGGAAATGCCCTGAGTTGTCAATGTAGTGATATTATGTAATAGTTTTGGAAATCTCGCATCAGTAGTAGTTTGTTGTGCTTGCTGTTGGCCGATCTGTATATTCGGATAGGTCTTGACACTACCTGTAGTGCTGGTGAAATTCCAATCAATCTCCATGCTCACAGTCCCTACGGTTTCTTGTACAGCAGAAACTGTTTGTGAATACACTGCTGGTGGACCCCATATATTATCACTTATCATATAAGAACCCACAAGGCTACTATGTCCAGGTGATGGGCTATTATTATTAGCGGTAGGCCAGGAAACCACAGTTTGAGAAGGCAATGCAGGGGGCTGAATTATCGCTACAGAAGGTGCGTTTGGGTATAGTGTAGTAGGCGCTCCTGCTAGTGTAGAGAAATATGAGATAATTCCACTTATTGTCGAAGCTGGCAGAGCTGCATTTTTTATGTACAATACTTCGTAGAATTGCGTGGCTCCCCCACCGTCAATTGCGGCATCATTGTTAGCCCCAAGCGAAGCCTGGCTGCTACCTGCCGCAATAGTCCCGCAAACATTAGAAATGGCAGTATTTTGACAGATTTGTATATTGAGCGTAGAGCCATCATGCCATGCAGCTAGAACAATCGTACCTGAACCTTTTGTGTAAGGAGCATACACAACATCACTGCCAGCAGTAAAGGAAATGCTAGCATATTGCTCATTATAGTTTAATGTATATCCGTTCCCTGCCGCACTACTATCACTCCAAAAAGTTGGACTATAACCCCCAGAGGGAATATTCATTGCAATAATAAGGGTTATCCCTGTGGTACCGCCGCCTACATTAGCACGTGCCACGGACGAGCCAAAGACAATACCAGCTTTGCTGTTATCATAAAAAGTTGGAAGACTTCCTCCGGAGGCGATAGACATTGTAAGGTTATGACTATTAGTAGAGTCATCCTTAGCAGTAGTAATACCTGTAGTGTAAACATTCCCTGTAAGCGGACCACTGGCTGTTGACATATTAGAATATGTCATGGCATCAAAATAATAACCATCATAAGATGCCATCGCAGTGATGACATCTTGAGTACTGTGTACAGGATACACCAAGGAGGCATTCATCAACGTAGTAAATTGCTGCGCTACACTCTGATGAAGGGAAGAAAGGCCATTGATGGCATTTGCGAAAGCTACGGAGTCCATTTTGATTTCTCAAGGGAAGAAAATAATGCTAACTGTAGTAGGATCAAATGCAGTTACGCGCCGATGGCGAACGGGCTACCGATGATTTGGTCTGGTTTCATGGGTTCACCGAAACTACAAAAACACCGCGACGCTTACTGATGGAGGATCGTTTGCACTTGCTGCCTGATTTGTTGTGGAGATAGCCAACTGGGTAGTTGTTTTGTTCGTGATGGCGTATCCGATTGCTCCGTTACCTCCTCTGTCTGCGCAGATGATTGGAACGTAGTTAGCATTCGGCGCGGGAGTGTTGAATGTAATTGTGTAGGCTCCTGTTCCGGTCCTTGAAACAGTGCAGTTGGAGTTCGCGGTAGGCGCTCCAGTCGCTCCAGCGAATTGTGTCGTTGCAAATGCCACCGCTGGCAGCCAATTGCCAGAAGTACGGGCTGGCAACGACGTGGTTTCCGAGAAAACATTGCCGCCCTTGTCGATGAAATTGCAGTTTGCTGCACCGACCCAGAAAAGACGTGACGCAGACGGAACATAAGTTCCCGTCGAGAAAAACGAATTCCCTTCCAGCAGCACATTCACCGGGCCGCCAGCCGTGCTGATGTTGATGTTGTTGGTGGTATAGCCGGTATTGCTGATGCGTTGGAATAGGCAGTTCTTGATGACGACCGTCGCTGTCAGTGTTGCCGAAGCGTTGGAAACAGAGATGTCCGCCCCTCCGGCATTGCCCTCGAAATAGCAATTCTCGAAAATGATCGGTCCGACCTGGCCGTACTGCGCGCTGAGCGTCAGGACTGCTCCGCCAGTGTTTGCGTTACCCTGCGTTCCATTCGACTCAAACGAGCAATTGACAAATTTCACTCCCGCGCCGACGGCACTACCGAGAAAGGCCGCGTAGCTGTTACTTTGAAAAATGCAGCTATCGAAGATGATGACATTCGACGGACCGAGCGCATTCGTGTTGAAAAACGCTCCATAGGTGTTCGAATTGAAATAGCAAGTTTTGATCGACGCCGAGTAGCAAGAGGTGAGCAGTAGTGCGACGTTCAGCAGATTGAATGTTACGTCCTCGATCTTGAACCACGCTTTGTTGGTGAGGTTCATGCCACTATTGGCGTTGTTGGCAGTGGAGCACTGAAGCAGGAAGTTGCGGTAGTTATCCAGTGCATGGATACCTTGGCCGGTACCGGAAGAAGTCGATCCTGTGAGTGTTATGGCGTAATTGGTCCCTGAATAATTCAGGATGCTGTTCGCCATTGATTCGCCGCGTAGGTCGAGCCGCGTTGCCAATGCTCCGACGCCGGGGAATCCGCCAGCCGAGTTGTCTTGCGTCAGCCCGGTACCGAACTTGTAGATGCGAGCGGCGAGGCGAATCCCCGCGATGCCTTGAGTCACGGCCGACTGCAAGGGCGCTGAATCGTCGGCAGCGTTGTCGCCCTTCGCTCCCCACCATTCCGGATAGACTTCCGTCATCGCAGACGGAAGCGCCGCAGTGCCCCCCGCACTCTGGTCGAAAATCTGCGCTAGCGGCGCGGTGAACGGATTGGAGAGCGTGATCGTCACCCCGCTCGCGGGCTTCAGGATCGCACCGGCAGCGAAGCACAGATTCGCCGCGATCGTGGTGTTGCTGTTGACGAGATACGTTCCCGGCGGCACCAGCAGATCGGTCGCCGGGCAGTTCGCCAGAAACGTGGCATTGTCCGTCACGCCGTCGCCCACCGCTCCGTAGTCGGTCACGCTGTATTGATCGCTGAGCTTGGAGGAGAGCGTGCGGCCGACGAAGTGCGTTAGTGATTTAAACCACCCAATCATTGAAGAACCAAGACTAGCATTAGCTTGGTTCAACAAGTCTGCCCTTAGTGTTCCCGCTGGTGAAGTCGGACCATATGTTACTTGGTTAACATCATTGGCCCACGCCGCAACAATCTGTGTCTGTTTATCAACAAAATTAGTAGAAGCCATCTTAGCAACTCAAGTTTGGAATTGTTAAACCAACTGTTGCACAACCTACTACTGCAATGCCAGCAATTCCTTGTTGGCCACAAGGTGTGCATAGTTGAACAAAATTATTAGGTCCATTCTCATTTGATTGCGCCCATGGAACAGTCATTTTATCCTCAACGCCGTGGACAAAATCCTGCGGTTGGCGTGGTTCGTTATGTTCAGGACACCGATAGAAACCTTGCCAATTTCTAACAAGCCAAGACGCTTTAGCCTTTCGTCCGCAAAGGGAACAATAGGCATTCCATGTTCCTGGACTATAGAAATCGGCTCTACCCATTGTTGCCCCACATCAATAGCCAGATACGATGAACAGCTTGCCATCCGCCAATGCTGTAAATGAGCATTCCAAGGATAAAAAATGTTACTGCTTTTCCAACCAATTGCTTGAAGCCGCTCCAAAGGAATGACTTAGCATAATCTGTAGAGTCTCTTTGCAATCTGCCGAAAGCATGCTCCCAAAATTCATCCATTATATCAGGATCATGCAACGCCTCCCGGATACCTTCTGCTACTGCGCGTTTCAATGTTTCACAATTATCCATATCGAATCTCCGTAGCATAGCCGTTCTTGTGTAACAAAGGAAGCTGTTTTTCTAGGCGTTTTCCAATATCTGTACGGTATATTTGAGAGATAGGCCAATCAATCGAACGGACTACTGCATAGGCGTCTTCACGTGCATCCTTAACGGTATCGCCTCGTCCGCATACCACAAGAACATAATTCCCTGCCATAGTGAATTGCTTTGGCATATCCTTCAATGGGCTAGACCACTTAACCGACGTTAGATAGATTTGATCTGCCCATCGGTTGAATGTGATCGGCCAGTCGTTCCACAATTCGATTGACTGTTTGTTGTATGGAAAATCCCCAGTTGCCATAACAACGCCGATGCAAACGCCTTTGCGAGTCTGGAGATAGTTTGAGTTTCCATCTAGCATTTCTTTCATCCATTCCGCAGGATCGCCCTTGTGCATATGCATATTTAGATTGAACGCTGGCCAACCTAGTCTGCAAGTGAATTCTAATGGCCAAGGATTTCCTTTCTTATCAATCATACAGTTAACATCGATTGATCCACAAAAACCTGAACGATAAAGATCACCTTCGAGTGGTTGTAGAACTTTCGCAAAGAGAAGAGATCGGTCAACATAAGAAAGAACTGTTCCCATTTCTCCAGTAGCTGGTCCTTTCTCATCGTTCATTAGTTTCTTATGTTCAAAATTTTCCTCGATTGCTGCCCATCCGCCAGGACCGAACCATCCACCAACTCCCATTTCGACACCATCACTTATTTTTTCCTGAAGGATAAACTCCGCATGAAGACCTTCTTTTTTCCATCTTCCAAGGCGGAAGATTAAATCTTCACCATTTCGCGGAATGTATGTAAGATCTTTATTCGCTTCCCCACCCCACGGCTTGCAGACCCATTCTTTATCAGTTTGTTTTACAAACTGAATTGCCTTGTCGAAGCTAGAAAATTCGTGGCATTCAAGAATTGGAATCCCTGCGCGCTTGAGAATCTCTTGTCCGAGTTTCCGATCATGTTCCCATGCATTCGTGTTAACATGAGAGCCAAAAATCGGAAAGCCTTTTCGGAAGTATGGGCCTAGCTTATCCTGATACTTAGTATTATCGGTAAGTACGATCAAATCCGCCCATTTCATTGAGGATTCCCATTCATTCACGCGAGGAACAATTCCCTTTCCAATATCACCTTTTGGAACGAAGAAACGAACAGAGTGCCCCGCATCTTGGCAGCGCATAGCAAACGGTAATCCCGTCTGTTCGTAATCAATCACCAGTATATTCATATTTCTTGTACTTCTTACGTTGACGAGTCTCGCGTTCCTTCTGTTTTGCGGCTTGCTTCTTTTCTTCTTGTTGTTTATAATCCAGACCACTTGTCGGGAAGCCAATTAGCCCTGAAAAACTAGAGTTTTCATCAGTTAAATTAGATGCTGCTATAGGCTTAAAACGATTTAAAAGGTGCTTCCAGCGATTCTTCATCTTAGGACTATAGCCACCAATTTTTATGTATTCAACATCAAGCAATTGATCCAGTCCTTCACTTGTTAGAACATTCAGTTTGTTTATAAATTCTTGCGAAGGATGTTCCATCCATTTCATAGGCTCAAAGATGTGCTTAGCAATCTGAAGTTTCTTTCCATTCGGCAAAACAACCGTAGTCGGATCAGCATTTTCCCAGATTGGCTTACCGTTATTCCAATGCATATTCAGGCCGTTAGCTAGAATGCCATAATATAGTGCAGCCTTTAGGATGTATTGGCGTTGCAAATCGGCTAGATATTGTGGCTTTAGAATTCCCCGAAGCCCACTGCCCTTACCAAAAGCAAGAGTCCAAGCTGCTAACGTGGAAGTTGTCCAATCCGGGGCAAGCATAATCTGTTGCCATATTCTACGCGAAGTCGGCTTCATCAACTTCATCAATCCAGTGCGAAGGAGTTGATTCTTCGTAGACGTTGCAACATCCCGCCAATTTAAGCCACCTAGAAGAACATTTACAGATAGTCCGGCATCATGAGCAATTTCACTTGGTTTTCGTAGAGGATATTTTGAGGGATTTAGATCGTGAGCACGGATATTATTTTCCAACAATTCTTGATATTGATGCATAAATAGCATCGTCTTGAATCCAGTATGAACGCCTTGCCAAGTGAAATGATCGAGTTTTTCATTCAGCTTGATAAAACCATTAAAAACTGGAATCCCCATTGGAGCGTGGTCATTTATAAATCTAGTAATTTCCCGAGTAAAGTTATACAGATTTCCAGACTCTTCAACGATAGGATGTTCATTCCCAAGAGTCAACTGAACATGACCTTCTGCCAGTCTCTGGAGCATTACCGGATCAACGTCTTGAGATCGCAATAGCTTCAATTCTGGAATTGTAAAATAATCCTGAACACTCTGAGGAAGTTTTTTCATCCACGCTTCTGGCATTGCAGACTTAGCGGCCATACGAGCAAAGCGCCCTGTTACTGCCATTTTATCCGGATGCATAAATAGCATCGTTGTATAGAGCGTAAAAGGATGGAAGAGAGAATATCCAAGAGCGTTTCTCTTCAAGGCATAGGAGAGGGCTTCAAGTTTATTCAATGCTGTATAGACATTCTTTGAACTATAGGCGAAATGCAGTTCTTCGGCAATCGAGGGGTCAACAACATATCCATCTAGACCACGAAGATTCACCGGAACAAAATTTCCATTATGCTTAGCTTTGACGATCATTCCTTTATCAATAAGGGATTCTAGCAACTGCTTACGTGCAATTGCTACAGTCATTCCCATCGCATAGTGATGGACTAGAGCAAGAGGATTCTCCGTAACCGGCGTAAAGCCTTCTTTCTTTCCAGTCTCTATATCCGGGAAGATGCGATGTGCTTTTCTATTCCCACCCATTACACGACCGGCAAGATTCTGTGTTTCTTCCCATAAGTGTGGAAGATACATATCTCGCAAATCATTCAGGACGCCATAGCGAATTCCCATTTCGCCATAGCGATTCAGGATATTCCGAAGTGTTCGGACAGATTCTAGGCCATTTTTCCCAAGTTGAACATCCTTACCTTCTAGCCATTGGCCAAGTTCAATTTGTTGATTGTGGTCTGGAACAAGCTCATTTAGATGATTTAGTTGTTGATTTATGCGAAGTTTTTCCCGAGCAATGAATGTGTCGTAAGTATTAAAATCCTGAACGCTTCTCGCTACGGGAGTCTCGCTGTAGTATTTTGCAAAGGAACTCTTGAATGTTCCATAGAGAGATTTTGGTTCAATAGATTCCTGGATGGATTTCGGTTCTGAAACTTCCTTCGCAGTCTGCCGAGCTTCTTCTAACTCTTTTGGAAACAAATCCGCTTGTTTTTCAATCGGAACAGTCTTTTTGGTTTTCTCCGCAATTCCCGGAAGTGTTCCGGGAAATAGCTGTTGTTGCGTTCTAGGAATTTCTTTTCCTGGTGTAAATCCTTTTTGAGGATTCAATGATAAATCTTCTCGTGCGCGTTCTGAAAGTGTAGAGGGTTTAACGTTAACCGGAGTCTGTTCATTCAACAGCTCAAGTTGTTGTTTTCCAGCTTGCGATATAGGTTCGTTCTTTTGCCGAGCTTTTACGTTTTGCTCAACTACTTCATCAAGTGTCGGTTCGATGTGTGGTTTCTCAACAGTAAAGCCTTTCTTTACAGCTTCCCCAACAACATCACCTGTAGCCCGCAGTGCCGACGAGGCTCCAATAGCACCAAGAGTAGTTCCCCTAGCAAGTAGGGAAGCAGCTTTAACTGGGCCTAGAAATTGAACTACATTTAGTAAATAATTAGAATCTTTTTCATTCAATCCAGTTACATCAGAAACTTTCTTCGCACCCCACTTAGAGGCAATGTGAATAACATTTCCAAGTTCTTGCAGATCATCCGGTGTCGAGTCGCCCGTTATGTGTTGGTAAATTTTTTCAAAAGGACTTGAGTGCCAATCTTGAATCTTATGCTCAATTTCCGAAGCTTTATCACTGGCTTCGTTACTTGAACTTCCGGTCATGAGCTTATAAGCTTTCACCGCTGGATAGGCAACTAGGCCAACTGCAATCTGCGGAATATCACGAAGCATATCCAATACAGTAGCGATGTTATGATAAACACCTAGCGGAGCATGCTTGATATCCTTAATCGTTTGCTTTGCTAGATTCTCACCAAATGCCCCAATTGCTTTCGCACTCTTTTCGATTGGTGGAACGTAAGCATTATAGAAATTACGTTCTGTTTCGTGGACCAAAGGTTCCTTATACGGCTCCTTTGCACCGTGAATAAACCTATCCTTGGGCGAAGGATGCATTCCCGCATTTGGATCAAATGTGATTCCGCTCGGAGTCATGTATTGTTGAAACAATGACTCATTAGAGGGCATTCCAGTTTTTTCATCAATCGATTGTTCTTTCTGAGGCAAAGTTTTGACATTAACAAAAATATTATTTTGTTTTGGCAGCGTCTCCGCATCTGAAAATACATTATTAGTATTTCCAGACAGAGGCACTGCATCAGAAAAAATAGAAGGCATTTATTTTACCTCGTATTTATTCTTCTGCGAGTCTACGAAATAGACATGCCCATCGCCAACATAGTAGTGATTTGGTTGGAGGGATTCTTCCGTTAAGTTAGGTGTAATTGGCAAAGTGTTTGCTTGTGTTTGCGGCGGAAGTGTAGGTTCTTTTTTATCCGTAGACTGTGCAGGCTGAGCGTTCGAATTTTTCAACAGGTTTTGATTATAAATTCTAGAGATCGCTTCCGGTGGCCCAAACATCCCCTGTTGAATTGCCAAAGGCATCACTCTATCTGTAGCCTCTTGCCACGACAGTGCAGGATTCTTTCTTTGATATTCTTTAATCTGCCCTGCAAGCATTGGAGCACGAGAAGTCTGCCCTGGAGCAAAGGAAGAAATTAGACTTCCGATAGAATTAATCTCTGTATTAGTTGGAGCGCCCATCGCAACTTCACTGCCCTTAGAACCACCCTTTACACCGATGTGTTTAATTTCTTCTTGGATCTTTTGAATCCTAGCATTGTTCAAAAGCGCCTCATTAGCAGTTTTTGTATTTCTATTCAGAATTTCATTATTCATATTCTGAATAGAAGCACTTGTCTTCATTGCATCAAGTTTCAGACGAATCTGATCTTTAGCATTTATCGCAAGATTAGCCAATTGCTGCATCGTTTCTGGGCTGTACTGAATTTGGCCTTTCATAGAACCCAATCCATACTGTTCTAGAGCTTGATCCAATTCCTGTTGCGAATGAATCATAGGAGCAATTTTAGAAATCAAATCAAGCCCAGTGATTTGGTGTTTAGCCTGCTCTGTTGCAGTACGGGCTTTATATTCATCCGCCTGGGCCATTCTGGCCATAAATTGACCCTGCGCTGCCATGGTTTTATCCATAGCATTGAAATCGCCCGCTCTAGCAGCAGCTACGCTTAGATAGGATAATTGCTGCATTGGACTCAAATTTGGGGGCATCTTCGCTATTTCGTTTCTCATCCCCTGTTCCGCTTGCATTTGTCGTTGTTTTTGTTCTATTGCTAAATTGTTCATTTCCAATTTTTGCGTATTTACCTGTTGTTCTTGGGCAAAACGAGCACTCTTCCTATTTTCATTAAGGGATTGTTGAATAGGCGAGATAAAGAAATCTGCTAGACCAGCCATTTTATTTCCATCCAGCGAGAGTTGCGATACCACCACCGAGCAAGCCCATTCCGCTTAGAGTAGCAGCAGCACTGGTATTGGAGCTTTGAAGTTCTTGTGCTAGCAATGCTTGCTTTTGCGCAGCTACTGAATTATTGTATCCCTCTACTTGTAGCTGTTGCCCAAGTGCCCCCTTAGCGATAGCAGACATCATATTACCACTACCTATGTAGCCTTGTGCTGCCATACTGCGTTGAATTGCCTGCAATTGCGCATCTGTTAAATTCGCTTGCGAAGCAGGAATTGGCTGTAGGTTTCCAATATTCTGTTGCATTTGACCCATGATAGCTCTATTCTGTGGAGCCAGTCCTCCCATCATATACAAGCCACCCATCAACTTCCCTGCACCGAGGGCTAGATTTTTATTCTTCGATAGCCAATCTAGCGTTGACGTCAAAGGACTTGTGGCAACCGCTGGCTCAGTGGCAGCAGAACCTACTAGAGCATTTGGGACAGTATATCCCCCCGCAGTTGGAGCACCAAGTGTTGATCCCGTTAGAGCCATTCCACTAAGATCACCAGCAGCGTCTCCAGCGGCTCCCATTAGACCGTAATCTCCCCCTGCATTAAGCGCACCGGCACCTAGCACACCAGCAGCCCCTATAGTGCCAGCCGCACCAAGTCCACCACTTGCCGCACCGATCATTCCAGCATCAGCACCAGCGCCTGCCGCTTCCGCAGCACCTAGCTCTGCCGCACTACCATACCCCGCAGCAGCGGCTTCCCCTGCGCCAGCCATTCCACCCGCAGCACCTGCTCCCGCACCTTCCGCCGCAAGCGACCCGCCAGCCGTAAAGTAAGCTGCCGCTGCTACTGCCGCAACTTCAAGGATTTTTCCTACATCCCCGCTCATTTTATTTCCTTATAGAAAGCAAACATATAGCATCCGTCTTTCGTTCCTAGATATTGTCCTTTTAGTTTTCGGACAAAATAAAGACAGGCTTTTCGTTTTGCCACACCTACTAGCATAGAAAGACCAGTTTTGTCAAACGCATCCTTTAGGAATCGCTCCGCTACTTTTTCCAACTTTCCTTTTTCCCCACCGTACATATGAACAATTCCAACAGGGCTGACGGTAAAGACAAAATCTCCATATTGGAAGATGCGATCTTTTCCCATCATAACTCGCATTAGTTTCTCCATCCGCAGATCGTAAGGAGGAGGAAATTTATTTTCAATGATTTCCAAAGCATTCATGTTGCGCCAACGTAGGAAGTTAGAATACCATTCGTGAATGTTAAAGAACCATTGCTTCCGCTGGGGGTCAGCTTTGCTATTGTGATGGTTGCTGTAACACCCTGCAAGCCCGAAATAGTTTGCGCAAGTTCTAGAAACCAATTCAGCCAGAGTGGGTTGAAGATTTCCTGCCCTGTGGAGTCCTTGATAGAAACTTCCGCAAAGGTAGGAGGATCAGGAAAAAGTGCCATTAGAAGGAACCTGCATCAGCAGTGAATTCAAGTGCCTTGATACGGAAGTCTAGTTGCATATTATGAGTTATGTTAAAAGCAATCTTTCGCCACTCACCAAGATCACTGATGAAGACACGATCTTGTGATAAATCAAGAGCTAGTGGTGTTGAAAATGTTTGGAAGTCATCCGTGGTGTAGCTTATAGTAGCAACAGAATTGCTAACTTGATCCGTTACAAGATCAACATAGACATTATTCTTTAATGAGCGCGAACCAAAATCTATATTGTCAGTCTGTAATGTTAAGGCGAATGGCACACCATTGTCCGCATAAGCTGTAGGATCAACCGTGTAAATATTTCCATTCGAGATATCTTGCAGATAAATGTTTCCTTGCGTATCGACTGTCGATTCTGCAATTGGCATATAGCTTCCTGTTGGCGATTGCCAAATGTACCATGTTTGCATCAGGAAATCGTAAGCAAGAGTATAGTTTACTGTAGTAGAAGTCAAACAATAATAAACGTGGCCAGCTACCGAAAAATTGAAAGAATACAGTGTTCCCCCAAGATTTCCAAAAATCAATCGTTCCACGGCTGGCGTTGAAATCTTCGACAGCTTCAACCCTTCCATTGCATACACACCATTCGGGCCACTTACAGTATTACCAACCCACACCAAAAGTTCACCGAAGTTCTGCACTGTAGCGGGATTAAAGCATCCGATATTCTGTTTGCCCCCACCTACGCGACCTAGAGGACTACCGGTAGGATTTGCGGCATCATAATAGACATCAATCGAAAACTGCTTGAGCATGATAATGTACACTAGCTGTTGAGCCATGTATACAAAATCATCACCTTCAGATTGGTTCTTTAGGACATTAAGTGCAGGCCAACTTGTGGGATCATTCAGGTCACTAGCATAAATGCCAACGGCAGAAGCTAGATAGTAAGTTCCATCAAGATAGGCTGAGCCATTTATCAGAGTTGTGCCTGCAAAGCTAGCTCCACTTGTTACATTCGTTAGCGTATTAGTGTGGGAAAGAGTCGAATAATCTACAACCCATGCCGCTGCGGAAGTGTTAATTAAAATTGTATTTCCATCAGTCCCTGTGCTAGAATTCCTGCCCGCTACCATTCCAATTGCAGGGGCACCAAGAGAACCAAGGTTAGTAGAGACTACATATACATTATTTCCGAATACTGAAAGCAAACCCCAATAAGTATACGTGATACCACTAGCTTGTCCAGCAGGAAGTGTACTAGACAATATATAGCCCGGGCGCTTTCTGATCCAAACTTCATCGTGAGGATTACCCTTTTCCACAATTCCATTTATCAAATGGGCATCCATCGCTATCGAAGTTTCTCTATTCGATAGCGGATAGAAAGCCTGAACTCGTTGCTTGCCCATTACCGAAATCTAGAGTAAGGTGTTTGAATATCAATACCAAAACGTACTTCTGCACTTTCTACGTCCCATCCTTCTAGTGCAGTGCGGTAGGCAGAAGCACGTTGTGCGCAACGGTCTTGGACTTCTTTCGGGCTTCCAGTTGCGATTTCATCTGCTAGTCCCCATCGAAGGGCGATGGCCCATTCATCAGGAAATTGTATAGTATCGGTTGAATTTATTGGAACAACTGCGTGAACGCGCAACAAGAGATTTACCGAACCACCGCTTCCATCTGGAACTGGCCATAGCTGTACATTGAAGCTATTGAAGGTTTTAATTACGGTAAAACTATTTACAGCAGACTGTTGCGATTTATTTGCAAGAAGTGCATAGTCTGTCTGGCTATAGTTGAATAGAGGTCTTGAGTTAGTATTGCTACTATCTAGATAATAGCCCGTAATAGCTTGCAGGGGCTGTGTCATCACTATGTTTCCAGAAGGATTCAGTGTGTATAATGATTGCCCCTGCACTAGAGGAATGTTAATTGTCTGCCAAAGCCACAGTTTCAGTCCCTGCGTGGCCCATAGATTAATCATATCCGTTAGTCTAGCAAGTCCCCGCTGTTGTTGTGCGGGAGAAGGAGCTTGCCCAAGACCAAGTTTGCCAGCATCTTCATAAGCTGACTGGATAATGTAAGCGGCTGTAAAGGCCACTTTAGTTCCCCATAATTACTTGAACATGCGCGCCGGTTCCAGTAAGTGCCGTTACATTTGCTCGAACGTATTTCCAAGCAGTCACAGCTGTGAAACCGTCACTTTGCGGACTGGCACCACTGGCAATAGTAATAGTATTAATTGGTGTAGTTACAGCATTAATACCATCATTCGAACCTTGAATAGCTACAGTAGCACTGACACTACCAGTTCCTGTTACAACTGCTTGAAAGGATGCATAGACAGTTGACATGTAGGTCCAACTGCCTGCACCCGTTGAAGTAGCCCCAAAGGAACCTAGCAGATTAACGCCTAGATTGTTCCCAGTAACAACTTTTACATTTTCCATTATTGTTTCTCCGCGTCAAGAAAAAGGCACACTGTGCCTTCGCTCTTGACAAAACAGTTTAGAATTTGAACATTTTCACGCTCAGTATGAATACCACCATCAAACTTTATAAAACCTCTTCCGCTTAGAACCATAAAAGGATCATTTTGATCCCAAAATAATTCTACTTCACATCCTTCGCTTATAGTATATGAAACGGATTCAAACTTCAAGCGACTAGGGTGACCGTTCAAATTCGCAATAGCTAAAAGAGGATATGTACCTTCTTTGCCTTTGAACAAGGCTTGAAACGTACAATTCTTATTGCTATCGGCTGAAAAGCGAACCCGAAACATTATCGTTCCGTTGCGCAAGACCAAAAATCAAGCTGCATAGTCTTTGAAGTAGCTGTGCCGCTTTGGATAGAAATAGTGGGACTGAGCAAGGCGGAAGTCAACGCTGTTGGCGTAATTCGTGCAACAGGCCCTAGCAAAGCACGATCTTCCTGACCACCACTTTTATTTCCAACAAGATTACTTCCAGCAAAGGCAATTACATTCCCAAACTCAGGCGTGTACAAGAAACCAATATCGAAGAAAGTATTTGCAACTGGAGTAAAGTTCAGAGCAGCACTTCCGACCGTAGAATTACCGCTACGAGCAATCAGACTCCAAGTTGAACTACCACTCACGGTTGACAGATAAATACCGTCCGTGATGTCACTAAAAGGCGTCGAGGTTACATCAATTAAACCGATGTCAACGGAAGGATTTACGATATCCGCAAGACTAATTCTAGCAACGAAAGCAGTCTTGGCGCTAGAAGACAATTGAAAATTTCCGTTCGGACGTTGGATAGAAACATAGTCCGTTGCAAGTGGCGTCGAGGTATTTGTGGTAAACAATACAACACCACCTGCGGCATTCTGTTTTGTTACTGCACCATTGCCAGTTGCGCTGACGGTATAGCCTGTAGCCATCGCTACATTGAACATATCATCCGAATCTTGCATCATCCAAACAGGATCAGGGATTCCCATTTGGCCGAAAGGCTGGAAGGATGAATTCTGCGTAAATCCATTCGTGAAGCGAGAAGTAGACATTTTAAATTTCCAATCTAGAATAAAAATGGGGCATATAGTCTCAAGAAGAATTGACTATATGCCCCATCGGGGATAGAAGGGACTCCGTTATAGCGGACCCTTAGACCCCAAACCATTACGGACCATTCGAGCCGATAATTCCTCGTGGATCAGTGCAGCCCATTGAAAAGCGCATATAGCATGAAGCCATAAGGTTCTTAGTTGAAAAATCATTATCCTGAGCTAGATCAGGATGATCGCGCCAGAAGAACGTCATTCCCTCAGGGCAATTTGTTCGGACGAACCATGCATGAGGCTGGGTTAGATAATGATTTAGCTTGATGCCTTCCGGAAATGCATTCGTTGCATTGAGAACATTGATCGCATTATTGGAAGTATCATTCTGAAGAACTGACTTCAGGATGCGGTGCGCATTAGCCCATTCTTGCGGCGGAATGATAAGTGAACGAGGCATGATGTTGATGAACAAGCCACGATCAGTCTTAAACTGCATAGCTTGAATCACTACATCTTCCAGTGCAGCTTCGCTCAAATCTGCCGAAGGCGTAAGAGCATTACTGTATGTTCCCCCAACTGCCGCTACGTGAGCATTCGATACCAACGCCACGCCATCACCCGTCGTGAAATAGGTGTTGTTGAAAGCGTTGTTATAGATGAACGCCGCAGAAGTTTCAATTGTCTGGCGCATCGAGAAAGCATTTGCCTTCGCACGACGCATCGAAACTTCTTCATAGAGATTGTCACGTTGTTCTTCATATGTTACTTGATAACCAAGCGCGTATGGAACGTGAACGTAATTCGTCAAAATGCCTTGAAGTTCACTATCGTTAGTGATAGAAGTACCTTCCGGTTTGACTGGGGCCAGACCAAAACCCGTTACTTGAACCGCAGTTTCATAAGCCTTATCGCTATCCCGAACATCATAGAGTTCAGTGAATTCTTCGTGATGTTCATTGTAGACTTGGCCCCACGTAGTATAGACACCCGGCCACAATAGTTTTGGGTGACTGCCTGTATTGATGACACCAGCAACCATTTTTAGACTCCAGCAAGAGCACCATTAAATTGATGCTGATTGATACGACAGACCCACTTTGCGTAGGTTCCAAAAGCATTATCGCTTGTTCGCAATAGACCGACCAATTGAATCTGGCCCGTGGCAGCCGTAGTTCCGGTAGTGTCATCAAATTGCCAGCCACTTACGAAACCGTTATTTGCACCACTTACAAGATTAAAATTACGACCCGCTCCACCGACGGCAGAAGTCAAGGCAGGCCCGGCACCGCCTTCCTGAATAACGAACAAGGCATCTGGATCAACAACTACGTCAACATAATATCCCTTTGTTTTTGTCGCAGGAATGACCGTTGAAGATGTAGAGTTTGGGTCAACAAAAGCCCCACCGTATACAGTACCGCCAGTTCCTACCATTGGACCTAGAATTACGTGTGAAGCACCAGCAGTGGCAAGAGTAACAGTAGGCACCCCATTACCATCGCTACCGCCAGCAAGAGTAAGCGGATCACCAATCGCATAGGCATTTGGATCACTCTGAGCAATGAAAAAAGTCTTTGCCGCGCCTGTCCAAGGACTACCGATTAGATTCGCCACTGGAGATAGGCCGAACGGCGTATTAGCATTAGCCATTTTAAAACCCTATCGATGTTTAGGAATAAACAAATCTTGACCCGTTTTCAAGTAGCGCTTCGCTACATCCGGGTCCTTATCTGCACCGACTGTGCCGCTTCGCATAGTCGCTGCAATTGATTCAGATACTTCAAGTTGTTTCTTTTGATCCTGCATCCACCATTCTTCTTTTAGCTTCATCAAATACAAACGGCTTCCGCCATTTGACCGATCCGCAAGAATGGAAATCTTCGATCCAAGATCAGTTGAACCAGTTTCTTCTTTATTATTTGCTACGCCCTTGTCTGTGACTAGTACTTGGTCATCTTCAACGAATTCATAGCCTGCGGCTAAGGCACGTTGTATGTTGTGTTCCAAGTGCCAATGAAGATGATATCCGGGAATATCAGGAACTTTTAGCTGCTGTTCCGGCGTGGACATAGGAATCCGCGTGGATTCCGTTACGCGACGCTTAGGAAGGTTTGAGGGATTCACTGGTTATTCTCCGGCAAAGTACAGATTAGCATATTGGGAGCGCCATTCGGCTAGGTTGGCGAAAGCTTTTCCTTTACCGACAAACTTTTTTGCATCGGCGTCGCACTTTGCTTGTGCGTCAGGTGGAAGCGCATCATAGGATTTTCCCTTAGAACCTTCATTTCGATTCCCGTTAGAACCGCCTTCAGTCTTTGAAAAGGATCGTTCACCAAAGGATTTTTGCAGTTCTTCATCTAGACGTGCATAGAAGGCTTTTCCACTAATACCTTGAGCTTGAAGTTCCCTTCCGATACCTAGCGCAAGTCCAGTCTTTCTTTGATCGACTTGAAACCATGGATTTTGCATGGACCATTCAAGAAATTCTTGTGAAAGCTGCGGCTGAGTTGGAACAACTTGTTTCGGAGCCTGTTCAACTTTCGTCTTCAATTCCTTCAATTCATCCAAACGATCCTCAATTTGGCCCTCAAGTTTCGTATCACCTTCATCACGAGCTTCTTTTAGTTGCTCGCGCAAAGAAGAACGCTCTTGGGCGATACGCTGGGCCATTTCTTTGACTTGATATTCCTTCAATTCAGCTACACTTTGCGTGAGCGAATCGAATTCAGTAGATTTCAAAGAAAGTGCATTTTGCAAACGCTGTACTTGTTCTTCAAGCCTACGATTCGTGGCTTTCAAGATAGGCATAACTTCTCGACCACGGCGGAGAAATTCGTCCGCATCAATCCATCTTTCAGGACTTCCTCGGAATTCTTCCTTTGGCGTCCACCCAAGCGAACGAGCTTCCTTTTCATTGTCTTCCATTTCGTTACTCCATTACTTGTGCAAAAATATCTCGATCATTTACCAAACGATAGCGTTCGCCATCTTTGGACTTTCCGACCATATAACCACTCATTTTTGCAATTAGGACTTTATCTCCGGGTTTGGCGCGAGGGGTTTCATCTTTCCAGCATTCCGGTCCCACTTCAATGACTTCAACTTCCGTTTCTACCATCAATGTACGTTCGGCGACTGTCTCGGGGATGATGATAAGACCTTCCTTGCGTTCGATATGCTTTACCAAAACTGCTCGACCGAGAGGTTTAACACCACTGTTATTCACTATCGACATCATTTAACTCCGTTACTTCGATTTCCAATACCTTACGAAACGCACGACATTGTGCTTGGCCGCTTATGGATTCACGTTCTCCATAAAAGCTACCGGTTGACCATCCCGTTTCCAAGCGATGGATTTGTTCCCGGAGCCACTTCATTACTTCCTTGGTTACTGGGTGGAGTTTCCACTCCGCTAGTTCCTCGGCTTTCATTTTCCATTCCTAGGGTTAGTTGTTCAATGTTTTTCCTCATTTCTTCGTTGTGTGCTTGTGTAGTTTGGACAAGTGTATTGATAGCATCCATTATATCTTGATTTACTGTAGATTCTGCTTGGGCCAGTAGTTGTTTTGCTTGGGCTTCCATCTTTAGAATATTAGCATTGTTCACTCGGATTTGTTCGTATTGCTTGAGGACGAATTCTTGTTGTCGAATCTTCACGGCTTCTAGACGTGTCTGGGCCTTGATTTGTTCGATCATTACCTTCGGATTTGGCAATGGACCGGTTTGTTGCGGACCGGGATAGAGGGCATCAATATTTTGAACACCCATTGAGCGCAAGAATTCCTTTTCCGCAAGATCACGATTATACCCAGGAACACCCATTGCGCGTTGGCTAATGGCAGAGGCTTTTTGAATGCGGAGCGTATCACTTACCGCATACGGATCAGCCATTGGGGAAATTTGCGAAGGATCATTTAGGAAGTCTGATCGTTGCATCATTTCCGTTCCAAACATAAATTGCGCAGGGCTAAAGCGGGCATTTAGGATATATAGCTTCTTAAACTCCGCCTTCATCGAACGCCATAGACGTTTATAGATGGCATTGTAGACTTTCATTCCTTGTTCGACCATCGTATCCATATTGGACTTTGGAGTATTCTGGCCGGGATTTTCTCCGACCATAGTATCCGTAGTTCCGGGGATGCGTTGGGTGAAGTTTATGAGAAGCTGCAATAATGAAAAAAGAACCTGAGAAGGTTCTCGGACGGGAAACGGAACAATGTTTTTGCGAAGATCGTCACCAGGTGAATCTACGGTTTTCCATCCAAACATTGAAAAGTTTGTCTGGCCGCCACGGATTTTTGTGCCACTTCCTAGAAAACCGCCAGCAGAAACATTTAGGGAACCACTGTCGATTAGGATATTGACTAGGCTATTTACGCTTTCATTCAGCGGCCCGAGAAGTGTTCCAAAGCCGAGATCGTAGATTGAACCATCCGGAGAAGGAATGAAAGGATATTTTGTATAGAATTCCTCAGCATGAATCTTGAGGACTTTTCCACTGAGCGTCCGCTCAACGTCTTCAGGATGATTCCATCTAGCGACTAGGCGAACCAAACACTTAGATGAATATTCAATCGTGGCAATATATGGTTCGCTATAGCCATCCCCGTCAAGATCGAGCCAACAGTGTTGTTCAAGTAAAGTAATGGGATTGCTTTCGTTTTGTAGATTAACCGGACGAGTTCCCGTCCGATTCTGTTCATTCTGATTTGCATCCTCAACGATAGGATTTCGGAACCAAGACTCATTCAATATATCACAGAACAGACCGCTCACGACGCGTTCGTAGACTTGATTTTTGTAGAGCGTTAGAATTTGTGTTTTTCGATTACATTCCTCAACACTCTTCGCATAGTAATCAATGACAAGATCACGCGGAAGAATTAGCTCCGAGACGTTCTTTTGTTCGCTTCTCCGAGTTTTGATGAAGGCACATCCGACAATTGGAACAACCAATAACAAACGATCATGCTGCTCTTCCCAGGATTCATCCTCAACTAGAGTCTGATAGGACATATATCGACCAACGCGATCAGCAACTTCGCTCAACAGTCCTTGTGGGTCTAAGCCTGGAACTTGACACTTTACATTTTGAGGAGTCTGGATCAGTGAACTATACGCACGAGAATGGAATTGAAGTGCTCCAATAGTAATCAAGGGAAAGGCTACATTTGCGCATCCGGGCCAAGGCGAAGTTTTTTCTCTTACAATTTGCAATGCTAGGTCCATTGCAGCTTCATTCCGCCGAAGCCACTGAGAACGGGATTGTTTATCTTGATCGAAACCTTGAAAAACATGGTTAGCAATAGACTGACGATCTTCAACCGAGAACATCTCAGCGATGTTCGGCTTAGATTCAATACCACGGATATTGATGTATTTTTGGAGATTCATTTCAATATCCCGTCACAGGCGATTGCCCACGCATGATGAATGGGCGATCGTCTTCTTCTGGAAATTCACTATCATATTCATCACTCAAATCTTGCATCGTGGCGAAGCCAAGGCAAAGCAAGGACACGCTGTCAAATTGGTCATCCAGTTGAGCTTCGCTGAATCCCGTGAAGTGGAGAATCTCATCCTGCATATCTGGAAACCAATCTTTTTCCATATCCCATTTTATACTGCCTGCGCGCATTCTCTTTTGGAACGTCCGCCCACGTGAGGCTTTGTCTTTGATCGATACGCGTGGAATGAAGTTGATCCATTGATTTCGTCTTTGCATCTCTTGACGGATCATTGGATATAGTGAATTCCAAATTTGTCCTTGTTCGACCCAGAAGATATCGGGATTCCACTTTGCGGCAACGCGAAAGATGCGATCAATGATTCCAAGTGAATCCCATCGACCACAATATTGATCGACAATGCATAGATCATTGTTGAGGCATTGTCCACCGACCGTGATCGAAGTTCTATTGGCGTGATCGCGAGTTGATATTGCGAAGTCAGCCGCAATGCCATAGATTCTAATTGATTTTCGTACCGCTTCAATTTCATCTTCCGAATGGCCAAGCGGAAGAAACCAATCACTTTGGATATAGGCATTTTCATTGTCGATGGGATCATTTAGATATTCCATTGCATAGCCAGGACCATCACCGCTATTGATGAAGCGTTGACGAATTTCCCTCAAAGCAGCTTCATTATACTGTTCTGGCCATAGGATTTCACTGAAGTCGTTGAAGGAACGATGGGCCTTATATAAACGTGAAACCCACGTATCATCGCTCATGAAGCGATTAAGCATGGAATCCTTATCGAGGATAGTTCCATGCCATCTTACCTTACCGCTTACGGAAAGCAAGGGAATCATAACGCGCAAGACCCAACGGGCAAATTTCATTCGCTGGTCTTTTGTTTCGGTAACTTCCACGGATTCAAGGTCATCACATACGATCAAGTCTGGGCGTTTGTTATTCCATTTCAGACCCCGAAGTCGCTGGCGAGCGCCGCGAGCTAGAATTCTAAACTCGTGTCCATCATCACTCTTGACGATAATTTCACCCTTAGATTCTGTTGTGAAACTTTGGATTCCAAACTGTTGAATCAAGTCTTCATTATCCCGAAACTCCCTGGCAATATCACCAAGATGACCGAAAGCTAAGTCTTCACTTGCGCTTAGAATAAGAACGTGGGATGCTGAACGGAAACAAACGGAAGCTAGGATGAAAGCAACCGTTAATGAAGAAGATTTTGCATGACCGCGCGGAGCGGCTATCGCAACGGCCCGGGCATCGCTGCAATATAAATCCCAACATTCCCGATGAAACTTTGGAACGGGTGCCGGATGATCGTAGTTTTGCGAAAGGAACAATCCGGCAAAGTTCTCAACGAGAATGGAAGTTAGCTTCATTTTATCGGGGATGTAGCATTAGGACGCTTCGCTACGTCTGACCTTTTTGAAGTGATCCACCAACTTCTTCAGGTCCGCTGTTGCAAATTGATAGCGTTGGCGTTCCGGCCGCGTTGGCGTCGGCGGTTTCTGTTGAGGGATTCTTTTCAACTGCTTCGATGACATTTCCATTCGTCCTATTAAGTTTCGAAATACGTTCCGCAAGTTCGCTTATACGATTCGGATTGATGACTATTGTATTGTGTGATTCTCCAATTCCGCTTACCTTCGCACCTAGTTCTGCGGCACGAAGTGCCAGCTTGTCAGAAATTTCCTCTGGGTCTTTTTGAAGTTTGTGCTCAAGAACGGATAATGCCCGCGAAGCCATGTTTTGAAAACGCAATTCAAGCGCCTGACGCACAAGCGGATCACTCAATTTTGAACGTCTTTCAGACAACAGGGCCTGAAAGGCATCCGAGCGGATGATGGTTGAAATCCATGCTTCGGTATAGCCAAAGGTAATCGCTAGGTCGCCCTGCGATATGAGAGGATTCGCCAAGATCGCATCGGCTAGGGCCTCGTGGCTATAGGATAAATTTTTGAGCGCCATGATAGATGTTTCTACGCGCGCGCGAAGCTGAAGTCAAGTCGGGCGGATAAGGAATTTGTGAAGCGTCATAGATATTCTGAAAGTGACATTGTTCTCTAGGAGACTGAAAATTTATAAAAATTTGGGAGGATGGAATATATATTTTTTCACGCGCCCATAATTTGCCCCTACCCCCAGGGTAACAATCCTTTTTTCTTACTGTGCGGGCATGCAGTAATACTTTCGACATGCAATGTAGTGCTATCAATTTATGAGCCATATATAAAGGCGCTCGCCCAGGGGCAATGTAACGGGAAAACAACACTTGGAAAAAAGGGTTCCCGGCATCATAGTTAGGGTAGACTAACTTGTCTGAACGGAAGATGTAATATAGTGTAACCAAACTTGAATCCCTCCAATTCGGAACTATCATATAGGCATAGTTAATGAAAGGGGCACGACATGGAGTATAAAATGACCCAGCTCACCCTCCCAATTGTAATTGGGAAACGCTACCTTCGCCGTGACGGACAGATAGTCACGGCAGAAGATTGCCCGGATGACGGCGAAGAGCTCGTCTGGGCCGGCGGTCGAGAACAGGACTCGACCGTGTACACTAACACAGGGAGGGTCTACGGGGCGAATGGCCCAGACTATCCCCATGATTTGATAGCGGATGCACCGGACGAAGACGAGGCGTCTTAATCCCTTTAAAATCAGGGCTGGCTTGAAGCAGAGCATCGCGGGATGATCGAAGTCATCCCAGGGTGTTCTACCCTAGCGTAGCGTTACGCATTAACGCGTTTTCAAGGATCACTATCATGGCAAGCGTTACTATTCATGGCTTCGAGTTCTTCACTGGCGACGTTCCACAAAATACCGTTAATAAGTTGATCATTCAGGCGATCGAGCGCCGGTGTTATAGCAAGGACGAAGAAAAATCTAAGGAACTGACAGAAAAATTCCATTCAGTTTACGATAAGGAATGGAGATTCAGGGAGGGCTATAACGAACCGGTTTATTCGACTTATGACGCCATTTCTGAAGTAAAGGAAATCACTTTCACCGAAGCAAAGATGTGGGTTCAAGCGAAGGCAAAGGAAAAGGGTGTTAGTGTGAAGAAAATCCTGTCCGTTCTTCGGCGGGACGAACGCATTGCGCGTTTGATGCAGGAACACGAATCGCAAGATGTAGAAGTTTCTTTAGACTAGGCGCTATGGACGCTAGCTGGAGAGCCCGCCGAGTGCGGGCTTTTTCACGTATGGGACATGGCTCTAGGACACACTAGGACGGCCCAGGACGGGGTTTGGGGTCGGGGGCAAGGCGAGCGTTTTGGGTGTCATACATTTCGTGTTAATAATATTACTAATAATAATGACCCCCCTCCCCAAAACTGCATGTTGTTTTTGTGCCGAATCCCTTAAAAAAGAAGAGATCAAATCCCTTATAAAAGAAGGGGATTACATTTAGTTACATATTTTTTTTT